ATCTTGAACCATTCACCTTTACGTTCATCAGCAAAGTGTTCAAATACCTTGTGCATCTCAGCTTCCTTACTGTGTCGGTTGTCTGTCTCAAGACGGGCAATAATACGGTAGTCACGAAAGGGTGAAGATGTTTGATAGCCATTGCATCTATCATCAGCATTTACTGCCTTACCTACCTTTACCCATCCTAGCCATGCGTCATTGACAATGGCGTACACTTCCCCTTCTTTTGTAGATTCAATCTGTTCATGTGACCATGCATCATCAAGTGACTTGTATCTACCTGCCTTCCACAAAGGATGGGATCGTGGTATATATTTACCATTGACCCACATACGCCGTGCATTCTTTGTTTGATATTGTTCTAAGCGTTCCCGCTTACCATCACTTGGAATGTACCACCATTCTCCATCTTCAAATACTGTCTTAGCTGTCTTCAGTACGCTTTTCGTCATAGGATTTCTCCTTTTCTTTTTGTTTCAACCACTCTTCTCTGCAAGGGTGATGAGCAGGTGGGTTATGTTGCACCCACCCGTCACCTGTCTTCCATACTACACTCATGCTGCGTTCAAGTCAACTACTTCACAAACGCCAGCAGTACAAGCTAACTCACGTCCACCTGATGTAGTATCTTCCTTCTCAAACTCCTGCAGCATAGACCAGTCTACGTTCTTTGGCATCTTAGCTGCCCACTCTTTGTATGTGTCAGCATCAATGTCTTGATAAGGTGCTTGCTGATATGTATGCTCGCTGAATGGCAGGAAGCTGATACCACTGACCTCATCAAAGTGTTCGTAGACCCACGCACCTACAGCCATCCACTCATTCTCTTTGACTGAGATAGTGACTGATGGTTTGTGTTCGCACCAGTGACGCTGGTAAGTCAGCCACAGTTCAAGCTGTTCAATGGCTGTCATACCTGTGCGTGTTACTGCGTTCTTAGGTGACTTCATAGGAAAGCTGAACACTGTCGTTGAGTCGGGTTTCATTACGTCAGGTTCAGCAGGTATGTTCTGTGAAATCAAGAACTGTGTCAATGGGTCTTTGTTATCCCCACGGACAGTACGAATATAGTATGGGTTGTGTCTAGCGTGAATACCACTAGCACTATCTACAAGCTGCGATACTGTACCACTAGGCTTGACACAGGTAATAGCTGTTGACTGATTGATGCCAAGCTGATGTGCCATAGCTGCGTTAGCTTCAATGGCAGTAACACGTAGCATCTCAAGTGTGTCAGCTAATTCTTTACCTTTGTGCAGTGTAGCACAGTCCATGATACCTGTCAGTGATACGCCAAGCAATCGTTCTTCCTCTGTGTTTTTCTGCCATACCTTACGCAGATAGCGGAAGTTTGTCAGTGTGGATTGGAACGTACCCAAGATAGTCGCAAGGCGTACCTTCTCTTTCAATGATGCCAGCGTATCCGTTTCACGTGCGACAACTTCTGACAAGTTACAGAACTGGTATGGACGTAGGATAATCTCAGAGCAAGGGTTACAACCAAAGTCCTGTTCAGCATCACGCCGACCATTCTTAGCTGCTTGCTTCTTAGCTGATTCACGATTGAAGATGCCACGCTCACCTGACTTACTGTCATACAGTGATAGCCATTCACGCATGAACGTACCCATCTCTGGCTTTGTTTTGTATGCTACAGAGTTATTAGCCAATGCACGTTGGCCTTCATTTTCCCACCACTGACCTGACTTGGCGTGTGCCATCTGGTCATCATTAAGATTAGACAATGAAATCAATGCACTACGGCGCACACCACCAACCACAACAACTTCACCGATCTTGCACATGATGTCGTGACACTCGATTGGATAGAGTCTGCGACCTGCTGCACCCTTGAACTTCTGTATGACAAACTCAAACAGTTCAACCAAAGGCTGTGGGCCTGATGCACGACCGCCAAATGTCTTCAGTCTTGCACCTGCTGGGCGTACCTCTGATACATCCCACTTAGGAATCTGACCAGTGTATAACATAGCAATTAGTTCCTTCAGTGACTTAGCCCAACCGGGGCGGCTATCACCTACCTTGATTACTGTGTCTGTATCGTGCATGTCTTCATTCACAATAGGTAGCTTTTCAATATTGTGTCGTTCTACACTGAAGCCCACGCCAGTGCCGCACATGAGGATATACATAGTCTCATCGAATGCACGTGGGCTATCTACAGGTACGTATGAACAGTTGTATCCACCTACGTGGCAGCGGTCTAGTGCTGGCCCTGCAGTCATCAATGCCCTCATGCTAGGCATGATAGCTTGATTAAGCACAGCTTCTTCTAGTTCTGATCTCAGTGAATCAGGAAGCTGATACCCATAATTGTTATGTAGATGAGAATCCATATAATCAAAGTATCGTGCGACTGTTTCACCCCATGTCTCCCTTCGTTGTTCATCTTCCTTCCAACGTGCATAGCGTGACAGTGCTATGAAGTTCTGGTAGTCTGTTGGTAATGTATTGCTAATCATCTCTTACTCCGTTATCGTTCTAATGTTTCTAATACTAGCACCTTCAATATCATAAAAGTATTCTTGGATGCTTTCCTCTAATTCCTCGCCCACCTGCCCATCAGCAGGGACGGGGTATTCTTCATCGTCAATGTCGATGGTAATGAACATCTTAACTCGCATCTGCCATCACCTCTTCAATCAACTTGTCCAAGTACCACTTGGCCTTCTGCAAATCCTCTACAGGCTTATCTTTATAGTCGAACCGCCAAAGGTATTTCATAATGTTACCTTGCAGATAATACTTGAATCCATCACCAGTGGCAGCAGAGATAGCATGAATACACTCAATGCCTGTCTGGTTGTAATGCGGTGGACTGTTGACCATATCCGCAGAAGGTGGATAGTCTTCTGGGCTACCATCAGACCACTTAGGATTTAACTCTGCTGCTTTGGCTTTCATAAACTGTTCGTGCTTCATCATGCGTTCCCCTTTGTCCTGCTGTTAAAGTTAAGGTGTACTACATTACCATCGTAAGTCTTTTCCACACCCGCTTGTTCCTCTAGTTCTACATCAATATCCATCTCGTTGTCAATAACTTTTGTGACATACTCGTGGACAATATTGCGTAGTTCCTCTACCTCTTCCATCACAGGCACTGCAGCACACATCATCTTAGCAAAATGCATGACCTGATAATAGTCGTCATCATCAAGAGGATTGTCAGGCATAGCCATTATAGATATGTCAACTTCGCCTGACCACTTACCATCGTTATCAGCGAATGGTCTGACACGTATAAGGAAGTCCTCGTTTTGTATTTCTTTAGATAATTTATCCATCATATTCATGCTTATCTCCTTTTTACTTTTGTGCCGCCAAACTTAATAAACTTTGGATGCTTGTTCTTACCCTTCTCCTTCAACCAATCTTCAGGAATAATCCTGTCATAATATCTGAAGCCATGTTTAATACACCATTCACCATAGGTAGACTTGGCACCCTTACGTAGCTTGCGTCTGCTGCTTTCAAACACAAAACGAATATCCAGATTAGGATGCTGCTTTTTAATAGCCAGATGCTTGCGTCTATCTGCTGCGGTGAACATACCTTTTGTTTCAATGATGATGCCATTGGACAGCACAAAGTCTGGTGTGTAGGTTCTGTATGCAAGGTCTTCCCACTCAATCTTAACTTGTTCATACAAGAACTCTACGTTAAGTTCAGTAAGGTAGTCAGATACCTTGAGTTCCAGACCGCTACGATAGCCGTACTTTCGTGCTGCCCTAAATTGTTTTGCGTTAGGCAATGTCACGCCATTGAATAAATGGATTGCGATAGCCTAAAGCCTGTAACTCTTGGCGGATAACCTTATCTGCTTCATTACGTGCTGATACCGCCGCACGTAAACCTGCAGTCTTCCGTTCACGATACTCCTTCCGAAGTTCCGCAAGATGCAGTTCCGTTTCTTTAATTTGCTCTGCGAGTTCATTAAGTTCAATCTCCATTTATATACTCCTTTGCTAGTTCAACATATGCCACGGTGGGCGGGTTCTTTGCCTGTGACTTTACAGCAGGGCGTTCAGTAAGATTATCCCAACAATCAAAACGGTAATTGCAGAATTTGCATCCGTCATTAAGGACTTTATTACCTGTGGGCTTGCCACGAAAAGTCTCAGGCACTGGTTCAAAACATCTTTCAAACTTGTTCTCCTTTACTTTATCTACGGTAGCTTTAATCTTGGATACCTCAGTATCTATGTCAAGACCTGTAGCTGGTACATATTTGAACTGACCATTGGCTTTGTTCACTACCCACCAGCCGCCAGCCTTCCTGTCTGCTGCTTTAGCATACCCAGCTAACTGAGCCACATACCCGAAGCCATCACCGCTGGCAAGAGTATCATAGGATTCAAACTTGTTTCTATATGACCAGTCTGAAGCTGATTTAATATCATCAACTGCACCATCAACGATGAGGTCATAAGAACCAGAAACGCTATCGTCACCAAGGTCAAGAGAAACTTTATCCGTGTCTTCATAACTTACTCCTGCTTCTTTAAGGATACCTTTGAACACTGCTTCAACAATATCACCAATCATCATGTTCATTACGAATGTTGTCGGAAGGGGTAACGCTACCTCTGGCTTGTTCTTATCATACCAGAGTTGGCAAGTTGGTCTACCTACGTTTGACATACGTAGACCAAACTTGTCACGCTTGTTTCCCCCACCGAACTGGCGTTGTGCAGCAGCCATCACATCGTCACCAATCTGTTTAATGGTGTCTTGTGACATACTTGACTTGCCTGTTACGGCATTCTCAAGGTACTGATGCAGTGCCAGTTCAGCAGGATGGTTCATTATGCTACCTCTTCTTCAAACTCGACATCAACCACACCGTCAATGTCTACTTCATCCAAGTCCATATCGTTTTTGCTTGACGCTTTCTCTGCGTAAGCATTGATGATGTACTCGTTGTAGTTAGTCACCCAAGCCATGAAGTCAGCAAACTTCTCTTGGTCATCCTGTGTGAGTTCCACTGTGTTAGTGATGTCCAAGGATGTGTTAGGCAAGTAGAAGCTATTACCGTTAGGCAGCTTACGCTCCTCAGTATTCAACGTAACATTGTGCTGCACAGGTAGACGCTTCATCTTGGCAAGCTGTGTGAACACACCGCCGATAGTCTTGAAGGCATCACGGTTCTCTACTTCCCAGATGAATGGGGTAGATGCTAACTCAACCTCATTCCCATCTGCATCCTTTGGATTAACCAACTCAACTGTACCAAGCACTACACGTACACGCTTGATAGAACGGATGAGTTCTTTAGTAGCATCTGGCAGAGACTTAAAGTCTTCAATCCAACCAGAAGGCTTGCCACAGTTAAAGCCACCATCGTTATCTTTCAAGTCCATGTTAAGCGTATCCGCCATAACAGTCTTGACGTAACGATTAGGTGTACCGCCACTACCCATGATGAACTTCTTATACATGAAGCGTTGCATGAATGGACGCATTACTGCTGACTCTGCGTAGTACGTAGGGCCATCAGGAACCTCTAGCTTGTATGTACCACCCTTAACCTTGATGGTATCAGAGCCAAGGATAGGTGAGTGGTTGATGCGCAGACGGGCAAGGAACATACCTTGTTTCTTCTGTGCAGGTGCCTCATTTGCAAGACCCATAGCCTTTGCCATTTCAGCGTAGTTGTTAGTATCAATCGTTGTAATATCGTTCATGTTTATTAACTCCTTTTCAGTTGTAAGATGCATAGTTATATCAGGTTACGTCCTTGGTGTCAAGCCAATTCGGGCCTATTTTTGCCTCTAATAATAAAGGCACATTGAACTCAACACCCCAGCGTTGGGTGATGAGATAAGGTAGCGCATCATTAGTCTGCTGTATGACATTTATTACCTGTGCTTCTTCATCAGGATGTATGTCAATAACAATACTGTCATGCACTGAGTTCACTATACACGATTGCATACCCTTGAGCAAGTCATCAATGTGCAGCAATGCAATAGGCACAATGTCTGCTGTAGCAAACGACTGCACAGGGTAATTCTTAATCTGTGTAAAGTGTGAGACACGTCCAGTGTGCTTACGTACCACATCAGGGAACGCAAACTCACGACCACTGGGCGTGGTAATCTTTCTTGTGTTCACAGCCTCTTTAGCCAGTCGGGAATGCCAAGCGGCGACCCCTTGGTATTTGTCTGTGAAGTGGGTGTAATACTCTGCTTCCGCTTTGGTTCTGCCGTAACCCGTTGCGCCATATAACGGTGCAAAGGTGTGCGCCTTCGCATCCTGTCTATTCGTAGGCTGACCAGCATCGGTAATAACTTTAGCGGTGTATGAGTGTACATCAAATCCAGTAGATACTTCTTCAATAGCAACCTCATCTTGTGATAGGTAGGCTGCAGCACGGAACTCCAACTGTGCGAAGTCAGCTTCCATTACCTTGCCACCAGCAAATCGTGACACAAATACTTTCTTCACAGGGAATGTGCCGCCACGTGGCATATTCTGCATATTTGGGTCAGCACCAGAGAAGCGACCAGTAGCTGTGCGATGCTGTAACAAACGCACGTGCAGCTTACCATCCTGCTTCGTGAATGTGCTGATGCCCTCAACAAAGGACGATAGGTATGTGTCTACTGCACTAAGCCTACGCACTTTGTATAGGAAGTCTACAGCGTCAGTCATGCCACGCTGCTTGGCGGCAGACTCTAGCAACTCTAGGTTCTGCTTGCTTGTGCTGAAACCGTTGGCACTTGCCCACTTTGGTGAAGGGGGCTTGAACTTGAGGCCAGCCATCTCACTGGTAGGTGACAGAGTAAAACCAGCAGTATCACAAGTACTGCACCGATTAGGTTTCGCAAAAGGCTCGCCATTTTTCTTTACCTTTCTAGTGTAACCTGTACCATTACAGGTGTGGCACTGTTGTGCTACAGTCTTGTGTAGCTTTTCTGTACCGCCAGCAATCAGGCTGCGGAAGTCTGCATCATCCATGTATGGGTCAATAGCGTTGCCCCAATACTGCTTGTCAACAACCTTACGGCTATAGATAACCCAAGACAATTGCTCTGGACTATTGAGATTGATAGGTGTGTCACCCATCAGCTTACGCACATGAGCCTGTAGGTCATCGGTCAGTTGCCGTTTCTCATTCTCAAACTCCTCACGCACCTCATCCAACTTGGATAGGTCAACAGCAAAGCCACGCTGGTAGATACGTGCTAGGCACACAGCTACCTGATTAGTCAGGTCTACTGTACCACGTAGGCCACTGTCTGCTGGTGTATTCAAACGATACATCAGTTTGTCAGACAACTGCTGCGTAGCATGAAGGTCAGCAGACAGATACTCAGACAACTCATCATGTGGTATGTCACGAGTACTATAGCCCTGCTTGAAGTATTCCTTCAGTGTGTCTTGCTTCTTGGTGTCCAACTCGTAGCGTTCTGCACAAGCCTCAAGAGATAGCGGCTCTTTGATACCACGCTGCAGAACATACTCTGCCAGCATCGTGTCAAACACTGCGCCATCATACTTGAAGCCTGACTCCCATAGCCACAGCAAGTCATGCGCTGCATTGTGGCAGATGAGTACAGTAGCTGCATCAAGGAACTCTTGTACCAATACATGACCATATTCATCTGCATTTACGTCACTGTGGTCAAACGTGACGATGCGTTTAACGCCTTGGTCATTGAGCATACCCACCATAGTCAGTGAGTTATCAGGCTCAAATGGATCAAGGTGCAACTTACCATCACGCTTGGTGACGGTATTCTCTACATCAAGTGTTAGTTTCATATTTGTTCATCCTTACTTTTCCTGTCAGGGTTAATGGAATCTGGTAGAACATCTCGCCAGAAGCTATATATTTATTAGATACCTCTACTGGTGTCAAGTCTTTAATGTCTTCAGACTTAAACATAAGTGCATCAGACAGTTCCTTATTCC